CCAATTACACCTCCAGACATTGTACCATTTGAAAAATTATAAGTTACTCCAGAATTACTTGGTGCAGAAGGTGCTGTTGCGGAAGCTGATTGATAATATAAATATCCTGAAGCAGTTTTTGGTCCGTCTGAGCCGTCTGCACCAGTTACTCCAGCAGTTGTTGCATATATTGTATTAAGAGAATATACAGTACTTCCGTCTGTTGTAATTTTTGCTAAAATACAATCTTGTTTAAAATCAGGTTTGAAAGATTGTTTATCTGCGTTTGCTCCTGAGTATGCTCGTGCAACTACTCCTTCAATATAAAGTAAAGTATCACTGTCTATATAATTAATTCTTGCGTAAGTTGCTTCACTTGCAGTTCCATTGTCTAATCTTATTAGATCTCCATTTGCGAAATCTGAAGTAAATGTTGTACTTGAACCAGTTACTCTATTTGAAAATTGATCTACAGAAATTGTGCCTGTAATTTGAGTTAATCCATTATTTGAAGCTCCTACTTGTTTCCAATATTGTACATTTAATGCAGACCCTGCAGTAGACTGAACTGTAGTATCAGTATGAATTTGTAATGCTTTTAAATGATCGGAAGTATCACTAGAATCAAATAATAAGTAAGCTGTAGCGCTTGCTCCCATTCCTGAAAAACTTTGTTGATAGTTTGCTGTGCCCGTTCCAGAAAAATTAAAATTCTTTCCACTAGTTGTTCCAAGATTATAAGTGGCACTTCCAATCTCTACTAGTCCTGTTGAAGTATTTATAGTTAATGATTCATTCAATAAACCTCCAAAAGTTAACTCATTAATTTTTGAAACAGGAGGACCAAACATAGTTTCAGGTACTTGAATAGTTCTTTCTATAAAAGGTGATACTGCTCCAGCAGCATTCTCTGCTCGAATACGTACTATATAACCTCCTGCAGGAATATTTTTAAATACTAATTCTGTAGTACTTCTTCCAAGTTTTACTTTTTCAAAACTTTCTCCTTCAAAAGTATGCTGTAGTTCATATCCTGTTAAAAATTTATAAATTTCATTATTACTATCTGTAGGAGCTTCCCATGAAACTACAACTGTATTTCCTGTAGTAAAACTTACATCTGTGTCTTGACTTCCTACAGATGTTGGATCAAAAGGCTCTATAGATACTGCTAAATTTTTAGGGGTTGGAATACTATCTGTTCTTTGAGGAGTAGGAACTATTGGTCTATTATAAAGAGTATATCCTCGATCTATTTGATCAAACTTATCTTCTGCATATTCAGTAGCCCCAATTTCAAATAAATGTTTGTCTGTTTCTTTTACACTTACTACTCGATATTTTTTGGCAGATCCATCTACTGCTGCCCCTATTGCATTTGTTCCTTTAATTGCCCATATGACTTCTCTTTCTGGAGTAGAGGAAAAAGCAGAAGAAACAGTTAAACTTGAAACTGTTCCTGCACTTGTTGAAATTGGTTTTTGTTCTACTCTAGCATTTTCTGACCAATGATTTTGAATATAAACATCAGAAGAATCTCTTAAATTTGAAGCACCTTCTGAAGTAATAATAAAAGGAACTAAGTCTCCATCTGTTAAAGTTGACCCATAGTCTGCAACTCCATTAATTTTAAAAGTTGCTGCAGAACTACCAATTAAACCATTACTATCTACAAGAGTTATATCATCATTATCAGTATATCCATATCCTGTATTATTTATTGATATAGAAGTTACTGTACCACCTGAAACTGTAACATCTACAGTAAGATCATTTCCTGTTCCTCCACTTGTAGAAACATTTTCATAATCTCCGTCTGTATAGCCAGATCCTCCACTTAAAGTATCTAAACTTTGAGGTAACCCTCCAATAGTAAAAGATACTGCTCTATCGTCGTCAATATACGCTCCGCCTTTTGGAAATATTAAGGAAAGAGTATAGTCTATGCCACTTGCAAGAGTTACTTCTCTATCTAAGGGAATAACAGTCGTACTTATAGTTCCTGTATTTGATACTCTACCACTAAATTGAATTTTAGAGCCTCTATTAGAATCTTGAACATTAATTATATCTCCAGGTTTTAAAAATCCTGCAGCAATACTTGTTACAAAAGATACGGCTTCTTTCTCTAAAGTATCGGAAAGAAGTCTCCATTTTCCTAATCTATGTGCCTGTTGTCTGGATGTTGTTCCAAAAGCAACTATATCGGTTGCAATAATTCTGTCTGTTTCAAATATATTCTGAGAGTCTTCGACAACTTCAACAGCTTGTTTATACATATCTTCAGGATCATTCCAAGTTACTCTTACTTGATTTGTTCTAAATTTTTCACTCGTTCCTGTATAGGAAAAACTGCCCCCAACAACATTACCTTTTGTAAAGGTATAAATAGGTTCTTGTGGTCTATCGCAAGTTGCAATCATCTGACCGTCAATCCAAAAAGCCATACCTCTAAATATACTAGTTACATCTGTAAGTACTTTTGTGGCTTCTGCTGCTGACTGTAAATATAAATTACATGTAAATCTTGGTTCAAGTCCTCCTTCTCCATCTGGAACAAGTTCATCACAATATTGTGCTATTCTGTATAGAGTATATTTATCAACTAGGTCTTCATCTATAAATTTTCCTAATCCATAAGTAGTATTTGTTAATAGATCATAATATACCCATACTGGGTTATTACAATACACTGGATTATAATTCTCACTTGTTTCATTAAAAGTAGTTTTATCTCCTCTAAAATTACCATCCCATTTTTGATATTCTGATTCTTCTACTCCTGAAATAATATTTCGTTTATAGGAAGGAACTAAAACTTCTACTCCATCATTATCTCTTGACCCTGCAGGAAAATAATTTGTTGGAACTTTAATAAGTTTACCTTTTATTTCATAACCTCTTGTAGGCAATCTTCCTTCAAAATCTTCTGCATTAAATACTAAAGCTGAATATGCTGCGTAAGGATAACTTAATTTATCTTTTATTGTTGCTGAAACTTGTTGTAAATATGATTGATTAAATTGTTGCCAACTAAAATCTTTATAGTTAACATCATTTATTCTTCTTATTCTAACTCTCCATCTATCGAAAGGTTGAAACTGTTCTGTATTTATTATAAATTCTTCAATAAATTTAGAAAAAGATTTTGATCTTATATATCCATTACTTGGATATTTTTGAGCTTTATCTTGCTTATAATTAACTCTACCGCCTTCTATATATCCTGTTCTATTTACTATTTCATCGTTCGAAGGACCAAAAGCTAATCTACTAGTATAACTACTTCCCCCGTCTCTTGAGTACTCAAACCATATTTGAAATTCTACAAATCCAGGTCCTTTTGCTCCTGAACTATTTCTTAAATCATATAATTGAGGAAAAGAAAAAGTAATTTTTACTTCATCAGTGTCTTGAGGATCTGACATGTTTAAACTTAAAGATCCAACTCCAGTTGAAGTAATTACTGTATCATTTGCAGTTCCTTGGTCTTGGCTAGGCTCTTGTAATTCATCATCATTATATGTTGTTCCTAATGAAGTTGATACGTTATTATATAAATCATTTTGAGTTATTTCTATATTAGGATTTATTGTAAAAGTAGAATTTCCAAGTCCTGCAATTTGTGTGACCGCACCTTGTAGTCTTGTTCCTTTTCTAAAAGCAACTCCTGTATTTTTAAAATTAGTTAAATCTCTTAAATCTTCTTTTATTCTTGCAGGAGAAGATATCTGTGCGGAAACATCAGTTAAAGATACATTTGGAGCATTAGCAACTACTATTGTATTTGACCCTGTATTTATAGAATTTATCTTAGTTACTAAATCGACAGTTATTGTAGCATTTGAAACAGTAGTAGAAACTGCAGGGCTTACTACTGCAGAAGTTCCGCTTGTTCTTGATATAAGTGTTCCTACATAAGTGGAGCCATTTGGTCCAGCTCCTGATATTCTTACTTTTATTGGTAATTCACCATAAGTAGACGGTGAAATATGTGAATCTGCAAAAAATGAATTTGTTGTAGTAATAGTGCTACTATTAGCAGTAGTTGAACAAGTGCTGTCAGTACCAGCAGCTCCTCTAATTCGAATATATCTATCCCCTAAATTTAGTCCAGATACTCCGTCATTTGCTAAATTTCCTACTGTTGTGAAGTCATTTGAGCCGCTTGCCTGAGAAATTGTTGTAGAACTTGCAGTTGTTCTTACTTCTATTCTTCTTGGTTTTATAATTTCATAAGCTGCTGGGTCTACTAACGGAGTATCATTTAAATATACTGAGCCGAGGTCATTTTTTAAACCTTCTATAGGTCCTTCTGAGATTAGATCGTAAACTACCGCAGTTTGTTCCTTATTTGGATTTGTACGGTCTGTTAGTGTTTTTGTTCCAAAACTTTTATAATTAGATTCTTTTGCCATTAGTGTTTTTGTACATCTCCTGTGTTTCCGCCGCCGTCTCCTGGTCGACCTCCTCCGCCTTGGCCTCGATCATCGTCATTATATCCTCCACTATCTCCATCATAGTAAGAATCATTCCAATCTGATAATGAATCATCTGCATACCAAAACCCGCTCCAGTTTTTACTTTTTTGGGTAGTAAATCCTTGACTCATTAAAGTTCCCCCTACAATAAGCTCTCCATATGCTACTGGAACAGGTTCTCCTGCTTTTGCTGCATTATTAACTCCGTCAAATAAATAACTATCATCCCCTGTTGTTCCATCAGGAGTTTGTGTAGTTAATTGAGTAATACCTGTCATAGCCATTGAAGTTGCCATTGAATATCCAACACTTGCTAGTTGACCGTAGGTTACTTCCATGCCTGCTACCTCAAAAGCCACTTCAGAAGGAGCTGCTCCTCCAGTTGCAACTTTCGTAACTACATAAATAACAGCAGCTAAAACTAATTTTGCCCATCCTTTTTTTGCTCCTGCGGGTACAGGAGTAATTATCAATGTATCTTTTGGTATTCCATTTAAAAATAATTCATCTGCGGATAATAAATCTCCACTATTTTCTATAGCAAAAGATATATTTTTTTCATGACAATCTAGTAAATAATTATTAAAACCATCTGTTTGACAGTCAATAAGACGAAAAATATCACGGATATTTGGACAATTAACTTGCCAATCCGTTCCGAATTTTTCTCCTAATTCTCCCATCAATTTAACGTGGGTCATAAATAAACTCTCCTTTATTTGGGTATGATACAATTAAATATGGTATACCTAAAACTTTTGCAATGTTTTTATCGTGGTCACTTGGATAACAATCTTCCATATAGTGACTATGGACTATATATAATATTTTTGATATGATCGAATGTTTAACCCACTCTTTTGAGTTCATTATAAAGTCATCTTCATATGGACTTTCATTTTCCATTCGAATATATTTTAAAAAATTTTTATTTTCTACAATAATTCCACAAGCTTCTTTTGGGGCTTCTTCTTCTACGTGTTTATATATTTCAGGTAAAAGATTACGAATATTTTCTTGCACCTGGAAAGCCTCCAAAAGGTAATGTTGCTGTTGTTCTCTGCTTTGCTTTTCCTGTACTTGTAGAATCTGCTGGAGTTATTGGATTAAATCCAAATCTTTTTGAGCAAGAAGTTAATCGTTTTCCACAAACATCTCCTCTACTCCAGTATTGATTAAAAGCAGGTGC